TATTCTCCGTTAAACCGTCCTGTTTTCGTTAAACGAAAACACAACTTGCTGTCCGCAGGAGCGGACCATGTTTCTCCAATAATTATTGTGTATCAGACCATTGTGTGGCTATTTTCCTGTGGTTTGTGGGGCTTTTCCATCAGATATTTGCCGGCTGTTCTCCCCATTAAAGGATAGATATATCTCCATGACCATGTGACTTACGCCCATAATTCGGGGATAAGGAGGCGAATATACGGAAAATCTGCCCTTTACATGCCCTATTGTCCATTAATGGATTGCTACTTCTACACTTCTGCAAATGGAGAATGGGCATGTAGCCGTGTACGACTTATGTTTTTTCTTCATTGTCTCCATTAACGGATTGCTACTTCTACACTTCTGCAAATGGAGAATGACATGTAGCCGTATACGCCTTATTGTTTTTTCATCGTCTCCATTAACGGATTGCTACTTCTACACTTCTGCAAATGGAGAATAACAGGTAGCCGTATACGCCTTATTGTTTTTCTTCATCGTCTCCATTAACGGATTGCTACTTCTACACTTCTGCAAATGGAAAATAACAGGTAGCCGTATACGCCTTATTGTTTTTTCATCGTCTCCATTAATGGATTGAAACTTCTACACATCTGTAAATGGAGAATAACAGGTAGCCGTATACGCCTTATTGTTTTTCTTCATCGTCTCCATTAATGGATTGATATTTATACACTTCTGCAAATGGAGATTTTGAGATATCTATATCCGGAAGGATGCGTGCTCCCTTCGCTCCCGGCTATCCCTATTTTGATATCCGGCTATATCGCAATTCTGTGATAGCATTATCCGGATAGCGTATCATACGGCTATATACAAATATGGCTACACTATAATTCATGGTTGTGATGGAGATGGCTTTTCCTATCCGGTAACAGACCATGATGCCACGAGGAAAAAAGCGACAGCCGCAGAGAAAAAACGGATGGCAGGAACCATTATGGAATCTGGTAAATAGAAAATCCGGTACATGCGAATTCAGGCGATCATCCCGGATGGTAACCTGTCAAAGAGGCTTTTAAGACATTTGAAATACCGATAATAAAAAAAACGAGATCAGGTATTTTGGCGGATGGCGGCAGGATTGCCGCCTCCGGCCCTTCCGAGTTTGTACGCGTCCTGCGTGAGGGCAGCTGGTTTGACAGCGGGTGCACCGACGGGGAGTACATGGTGAATTTCTCCGGGCGGTACAGGGAACTGCACGGGGTGACGGTGAGGACCGACACGCCGGAGCATTTCATGGACGACCTGAAAAAGTACGGTTACATCAAGGGCTGAACAGTCCGTTCCTTTATTATTACACTCCCTGCCGGTTTGGGGTCGCTTCACTTCCGGTGGGGATTTTTCTTTTTTCATCGTCGTGACGCACCCGTCCTTCAGGTTTTCCAAAGGGGGTCGTGAAAACCGACCGGCTACGGAGTATTTTTCCTTCCCATATGACAAAAACCGACTATCCATGACTATTCCTGCCAGTGTGCCGGTCGCGCTTGCCTCTCATGGTTTCTTCCCTTATATTCGCACTGACATTTAAACAAGTTGAAAAATATGGAAATATGCTACATCGAGGCCGGTGTCCTTGAGAGGATGCTGGCACGCGCCGAGAACCTGTCCGCACATGTGGACAGATTGTATGAGAGAAACCGCTGTAAGGAACTCGGAGAGTGACTGGACGGCCAGGATGTCTGCCTGCGCCTTGACATCTCGCCACGTACCCTGCAGACACTCCGCGATACCGGACGGCTGGCGTTCACCCGCCTCCAGAGCAAGTTCTATTATAAGCCAGAGGATGTGGAGAAGCTGATGGCCTACGTCGGCATCAGACGCAAGGAGAAGGCAATGAGAGAAGGAAGGAAGAACGGAAACCTTTAAAGAGCGGAAGAGATGGAAGGCATTATCGACAAGGAGAACGAACGTGTCCGCAGGTTCTTTGCCCTGCTGGACAACATGGAGAAAAAAGTGGAGCGTCTTGCCCGTGACAACCGTCCTCCCTTCAACGGGGAACGGTTCCTGACTGACAGGGAGTTTTCCGGAACGTTGAGGATCAGCCGCAGGTGCCTGCAGGATTACAGGGACCAAGGGCGGATTCCCTATATCCAGCTTGGCGGGAAGATCCTGTACAGGCAGTCGGACATCGAGAAGCTGTTGGAGGAGAACTATCACGCAGCATTGGTATAATATCGTATTCAAGTTTAAGGATTGCCGCCGGAATCGTAAATACAATTCCGGCGGCAATTTTTTTATTTAGCCTGCGGCTTCCTTGCCGGCCGCAGGTTTTCTTCTTTCCATCAGCCGGTCCATGTCCGAGGATATCTTCCGGTCGGTGACCTGAGCGTAGACCTGCGTGCTGTCGATATTCGTATGGCCCATTATCCTGGCGATGCTCTCTATCGGAATGCCCGCGGTCAGTGTCAGGGTTCCGAACGAATGCCGGGCCATGTGGTAGGACAGGTTCTCTTTCATGCCTAATGCCACGCCCATTCCATGTACCTCGTACCAGAGGACATCGCGGACCGGCAGCGGGAATACCGGCCTGTCGTCATCCGTGGTGTTGTAAAGATCCAGTATCTGTCCGGCTATGGGATGCAGCGGGATGAACGCCTCCACGTCCGTTTTGGCGCGGCGGATGCGGATATACCTTCTTCCTTCCGAGGTCGTTCCGATGTGACGGGGATGGAGAGCCCTCGTATCCGCGTAGGCCAGACCGGTCAGCGAGGAGAAGATGAACGTCCTGCGCGCCAGCTCCATCATCGGGTCGGGCAGCGGGGTTTCCATCATCCGCTTCAGTTCACTGCGGCTGATATGCCTTAGTTTAGGTGCTTCTTTCCTCTCGTATGCCACGTCCTCTATCGGGTTGGCACGCAATACTTCCCGGTCCACGGCGATGTAGATGAGCCGGTTGAGCCAGCACAGGCAGTGGTTCACGTGTCCGTTCCTGTGTCCCAGCTCCTTCTTGAGAAAGACCTTGAACGATTCGGCGAACTCCTCGGTGATGTCCGAAAAGGCGATGTCCTTCATCCCGCGGGATTCGATGAACTGCCTGAGGTTAAGCTGCGTGGTCTTCGACTGGCGGTAGGTGGAGGTGGAATTGATCTCCTTGGAGCGGACCCTGAGCCGTTCGCGTTCCACCTCTCCGGCCTGCAGGAGGTATTCCGGCACGGAATTGGCACCGGATACGGTGGTCTTGAGCTGCTCGGCCGTGACCACTCCCTGGTTCCTCAGCAGGTTCCCATACGCCTCTTCCAGCCGGCTTCGGAAGGCGGCAAGGCGGTTGTTCTCCCTGGCTGTTTTGATTTCACACTTCTTGCTGTCCCAGTCTCCGGGTTTGCAATAGATGCCTGTCGTGACTGCCGATTTCTTTCCGTCGATGCTGATCCGGCAGAGGACGGCGGTCGTGCCGTCCGATTTTACCTTGTTACGGTTGATGTAGAATAAAAGCTTGAATGTACTGCGCATGATAATGATTGTTTAATTGTTTAAGGATTAAAGAATAAGTTTCAAATCGCGGGTTGCCTCGACGAACCTGTCCATGTCCTCGAACAGTCGCTTCGGAGTTACACGGGCATATATCTGGGTGGTCTTTATGTTGGAGTGTCCCAGCATTTTGCTGATGGTCTCGATCGGCACTCCCTCCTCGAGCGTGACCAATGAGGCGAAAGAATGCCTTCCCATGTGGTAGACAAGGTCCTGGCTCAGCCCCGCCATCAGGCGCAGGGATTTCATGTTGGCCCTGAGCGTATGGTAGTCCTGCGGCGGGAAGAGGGTGATGCGGGTATCGTCACGATACTTCCCGATCAACGCGAGTGCTTCCGGCAGCAACTTGACGCGTCCGAGGTAGTCGGTCTTCTTCCGCCGGTATTTCAGCCAGAGGCTGCCCTCGTCATCCTGGAAGAGGTTCTCCCGGGTGATGCTTACCGCATCGGCATAGGCGGTGCCGGTGTAACAGGCGAAGAGGAAGAGGTCCCGGGTGATGACATGTGACCTGCGTTTTTCCGGTATCTCCAGATCGCGTAGCTTCTCGAAATTCTTCCGGCTGAGTGCTTTCGGTGTTGTCTCCTTCTGCTTGGGCAGCTTGAAGTGGCAGAAATGGTATTTCTCCGAGTGCCCCTCCTTGTAGGCGATGCGGCAGATCTTTTTCAGGATGGACAGGTAATGGCGCACCGTCTCCATTGCCAGTTTCTTCTTTTCCAGGCAGAAGTCCTGATAGTCACGGATGAACTGCTCGTTGAGCTGTCCGAAGGCGAGGTCCGAGACCTTGAATTCCGTTTTGATGAATTCGGCAAGGGTGCGCCGGGTGTACACGTAGGTCGACATTGTCGTCGGTGCACGGTCCACGCCGACACGGGCCTTCATCTCCTCATTGTGCCGGTCGAGAAGTTTGAGCAGGGTCATCTGCATGCCCGCGTTACCCTGGAACATGTCCCTGACCGCGGCGGCATCGAAATCCTTTTTCCTTTCCATGAGGGAATTGAAGGCCGAGTGTACGGCAAGCAGCAGCCTCTCTATTTTTTCATTGGTCTCCACCGCTTCCCGGCTCTTGCCATTCAATCGGCTCTCACGCGCGTTCCATAGCCCGGGGGTACAGGAGAGCTTGCAGCTGAACTGCGCCATCGTGCGGTTGAGGGTGATCCGTCCCATGATCGGGGCCTTGCCGGTCTTGTCCGGCTCGCTCTTTTTCAGGTAGAGCAGCACCTTGAATTTTTCCACTTTCATAACGCTCTTTTTTAGGTTGTAAAAATACTCCTTTGAAAAGCGTCCTTTGGCATGCAAAACATTGATAAACAGTGAATACAAATCTGCTTTGTTCCTATCGGTAAAAATTCGGTTACCTGCCGTTGTTTTCGAAACAGGCGGCTAACAGTCTGGTAACTGAAACGTCGCAATATTTTGTTTTCTTTTGCAGGTCTGTCTGTTCTGCAAATCTTGCAAAATGCTTAATTATAAACGTTTTACGTTTAATTATCGTCATTCTGTTTTTTATTGCATTTCTAAATATTACTTATGCAGCCCGGCATACGTTCGCGACTACTATAATGTTATATTATATACAATTGTAAATCAATACATTATAATGTAACTATTTAAAAAGGGTAACGCTTTAGCAACGTGTTATCTACCTTCGTTTGCATAAAAAATCCAGTATTTCAAATAACCTGTAACAAATATACTACATTATTTTAGTTTATCAAGAATTTACTGTCTTTTTAAATAATCCCAATCCAAAAATATCAACACATAACGACCTATTTATTAACTTATAAAAAACATCTATAGTAAGATACATAAAGTTTAACAACATGAAATATCATTATATTTATATAGAATACAATCTCCTATTTTCCTACGTTTTTATAAGCAGAAGGATTAATACCTTCATGCCTTTTAAAGAATTTGGATAAATGGCTTACATCTGTAAAACCAAATTCATCCGCAATTTCTTTCAACTTGATTTCTCCGGTTTCTAATCTGCGCTTGATGAGTTGTAATTGCATCTTTTCGATGTATTCTTTATAACTTATCTCGAAATTCCGCTTGAAATAAGTACTGAAATAAGATGGCGAAATATTAAAATTATTAGCAATCATATTGATGGAAATACAGTCACGGTTAGATATATTCTCTTGAATGTATGCTGCTATATGAGCGTTAGTTGGAGTTTTCTTCTTTAATTCAATATTTCGGTTCTCAATGTATTCCTTTATCATTCCGAAAATGGAAAGAATATGATAATACACAATAGACGAACGAAGTACGTTAATCGTTGAATTATATAGGATAATATTCTCAAAAATATTCTTCAATATAGTCTGGCAAGGTTCACTCACCGTTATCTTGTCCTCTTTCAGCCATTGAATTTCCATGATGGAAGTTGGAGTTATTTCTCGTGAAAAGGACTTATAGGAGCGGTCATAAGTCTCAAAATAGCTTGAAGTAAATTTAATATAGGTAAAGCGCGTTACAGTTTTTACTGTGAAATAATGGCGGTCACCGGGTGCAAGCAGAAATAAATCTCCTTTTTCATATGGAATTGTAACTTCATTAAAGACATGCCCCCCACACCCATAATGAATATAGATGATTTCAAAATGGTCTTGGGCATGTAATTCGCAGGAATATTCTTCCTCAATTACATCTATAATCTTTAATGATTCAAACTGGCTGCACTTTCTCATAGCGCAAATATAGAAAGAACTCGCAAAAAAACGGCAAAATTTGGATAAATAAAGTAAGTGTTTGGTA